TTATTTTTTACCGGTTTTTAAATACTTTGCCAGCTTCTCTGCGGCCTCCACTTCTTGTTCCTGATGGACACGGGCATAGATTTGCAGGGTGATTCTGGGGTCGGTATGTCCGACCATCTTTTGGACCGTACTGACAGCGACACCGGCAATCAAAAGATTAGAGATATAGCTTTTACGAAACTTATGCAACGATATAACCGGTGCCAAGTTGTTGTTACGAATAATGGTACTAAGCCACATGCGCGGTTTATCAACACGGAAACGGTTGCCTGTCTTAGTAGTGAACAGAAGTTGGTGATGAGTTGAAAGCCTGACGTAGCCATATACATAGTCAGGTTGTTCAATTCGCCATCGCTTTAGCCAATTAATAGTTTCTGAATCAACTGGGACATCACGCCTACTTGCTCTGGTTTTTGGCGGATTAACAATCAGCTTCCCATGCACACCGAGTGAAACAGTTTTGTTGACACTAATTAGTCGCTTTTTGAAATCAATGTCTTCCCATTCAAGCGCCATAGCCTCGCCAATCCTTAAACCGGCATAAGCTAGGATACGAAACAGCACGTACTTGTAAAGTTCCCTATCAGGGTTAATACAATTGAAAAACACTTCCAATTGACGTCTATCCCAGAAGTCGTTTGTGGAGCCAATCTTGTCTTGGACACGTGGTAAGATGATGCGTCTTGCAGGATTGTGTGGGATATAGTCCCTCAGTTCAGCATAGGTAAGTATTCGGTTGATATGAACAAAGTACCGTTTAAATGCCACGGGAGACTGTTTAAACCATTTATTCACCGCAGCTTGGACATCTTGTGGAGTGATCTTATCAATGTACATGTCGCCTAGATCAGGCAAAATATGGAGATTGAAACAGTCACGAGTCTTGGACCATGAACTTTCCCTGACTGTGAGCTTGTATGATTTTAGCCATTCTTCATAGACATCGTTAAACTTTCGTGCAACTTTATCAGGTCTAGGTGCAACCGTGAGTTCACCATTCTGAACAGCTTTCTCCAAATCACGCCCTGCTTTAATAGCGTCTTGTCGTGTAAGCTTACCTCCTTTTACAACATACTTCTTACGTCCAGTCTTTGGATCAATTCCAACATAAACGGATACCTTCCACCGTCTTTTTCCACTATCAAGTTTGTAACTCCTGATTGAAGCCATAATTTTGTCCCTTCATCGCCAGCAGGCTATGTAGAGAGCTAACTATTTACGCTGATCCAGCATTGCTTTCGCTAAAGCTTTTAGCAAGGCCTTTTCAGCAGGCATAAGTGGTATTCCGTTCATTTTAACAAGCGTTTTGTCATCATCAAGATCAGCAGTCTGCGTACGTTCTGCTGGATTGATTGGACTTATGCCATTGAAAGCAATTGCAATCTTATCAGATGCCTCTTGAGTGACATTTCGTGTTCCGGCTTCATATGAGCTTATTAGAGACGCCGATAATCCGGTTGCACGTGACAAGTCTACTTGAGACATTCGCCTCGCATTCCGTAGCTGCTTAATTTGTTCTCCAGATAAAAGCATTAGATCAACCTCCCTCTTGTAAAATTAAGAACACAGTGTTGACATCTTCACCGAAACAATTTATGATGATTTATGTAAAGATTATAGCACAGTGTAGTTTGCTTACGCTTTAAAAGAAGGTGCAAAATTGATTGATATCTTTATTTGGCTTATGTCTCATCAGATCACACTTGCGGCTTTATGCTTTGCAACTCTAGTAGGAATCTTTATTGGTGCTCTGATTCAATTTCTTGAAGACAACAAAAAAGCTACCCCGCACGCCAATGCGAAGTAGCCTATAGCTAACTTAATAGCCGAAACAATCAACCCACGCCAATGGGTCGATATACTGATTGTCTAGCAAGGACAAAATAAGTGTATCATGATTGTTATGTTCGTGCCACAGCATACCTGCGCACGGTTGAAATAAAGCCAGGTGGTCAGCTGGAGCCGATGCTATAAAGTCCAGCCGGTAAGAAATCCCAGTCAGGTTCCCTATCGTCAAATCCTTGGTGTCTACGACCTTCCGGACTTTAAATGGTAAAGGGTAGGGGTGGAACGTCTTGACGGCTTTAACGAGCTGTGAGGTCATCCGGCCATGTGTATTAGCGGTGTTTTCAGGAGTTAGACCGCACAGCTAACAGCTAAATAAATCTCAAACTCATGCACATGGTACTCTGGGCAGGACTGGAGTGGTAACTGGATGCTGGCTATTAGCAACGTGATTATCACGTGTTGGTAACCGGGCTGTGTATGCAATTGGTGGTGAAGAGCCACTCACAGTCACTTTTCGTGGCAAGGGGGAACTATCAGCAATTACCTAATTCCACCACATGCTCATAAGACTACAGAAGCTGTAGAAAAGACCATGGACAACAATGTTAAAGTTTCCAACGTACTAGAAATACAAACAAAAAAAGCCCCCTACCATGTCTAGTAGAGGGCAAAAAGGTGATAAATGTTGGTACAAGGTTAAAGTACCATATGTGTAGTGTTTGTCAACAGTTGTTACCGGATATACAGGCTTTCACCTGGGTAAATCAAACTATAGATTGACTTACCATTGTTAGCGGCCAATGTGTACATGCTGATGCCATACTTGCTGGCAATACTCCAGAAGCTGTCACCAGAGCGTACCGTGTAATAAGTGTGACTCGGTGCACTATAGCTGCTAGAACGTGAACCATAGCTTTCGCCACCCATAATACCTAGGCATATGTAATGATACCTTCCAGAGTAGCTAAGATACCCTGCCCATACATGACCATTGTGGATGTAGACATGGTCATACATGAGGCTTTCACCAGGTGCATAGGTACCAATTGAGGCATAGCTTGTGTCATCACCGGTGCGAATGTTAAGTGTCACAGAAGGCCTAAATATGCCATTCTGGGCGTAATCTGTATCACTAGATGTACTTGCTTGTGAAGGTGTAGAAGGCACTGTGGTCGCTTGTGCTGGCTGTTTAGAGTAACCATTGTCGGTTATACCCAGTAAGTCAACATTGCCATCCAATCCGCCAACGGCGTGCATACTGGTAAATTGCCAGATAGCTACACCGGGAAGGCTTGGAAAGTAACTGTATAGTGGCAATGCTCGGATTTGGTAGTCAGGATAACCAGCAACCCAAATGGAATTAGGAAACTGGCTAAGAACACGATTGTAGTCAACATGTGCAACAATGTACGGCTTGTAACTGTAGAGCATTGGGGTATAACCTGCTTGGGCAATCCGTTGCATACCATAAATAATGGCATCAGTGTTAGCTTCAACAGACTCACTCGCTCCATCCTCGTAATCAAGTGCCACAATTGATCCCTTTGGTGTCTGAATACGTGGCAGGAAATAATCAAGTGCTTGGCGACCAATATCAGAACTACCACCAACACCATACCATAGGTAACTATGGACTCTAAGCCCGTCATCATTAGCCGCTTTGATTTGGCTACTATAAGTTGACTGGTTATAAATTGTACCGCCTTGGGTTCCACCAATTTGTGAAATAGCAAAACGGTCACTCTCAACTGTCTTGCCATTGGTGCCTTGATACACTGACCAGTCAACACCAATATCATTCTTAGCCGCTTTAACATGGGTCGGTAAGGCAAATGAAAAGGCAGCCATAATGGCTACCCCTGTTAATACTAGTTTAGTTTTAAATTGCAATCTTAAGCCCCCTTAGGATAGGTTGCTTCAATGGTGTTCTTTAGGTCGCTATAGGCCTTCTCAACTGCATTTTCAACGGTCTGCTGATCAACCTTGGTAAATCCCATGGCTTTCAATTGAGTTTCAACAGAAGCTACTGCTTGCGATTTCTTGACAGTCCCTGTTATTGCCTGAGTAACACCTAACTGTTCGGCTGCGGTAACGGCTGCTTGTGCTAATGGTTCCAACACTTGCACCAAGGTCAAAGCCTGTTTATTCGCTAATAGGACCTTTGCCACCCATGCACCCAAAATAGGTATCACTGCAATAGCAATTTGGACAATTAAATCTTTCATTTTTACCCCTCCTCACAAGAACTTTTCGATGATATACACAAATAGGGTGATTCCAATCATCCCACCAAGTACGCCCCAGATTGACCACACCATTTTCTTTAAACTGCTAATATCTCTGGCATTATCTTGGCTGGCATTGTATGCCTTATCGGCCTTGTCATCTGTACTTGGTAGGCCAGTCAATTGTTGCTTAATCTGGGCAATATCTTCCTTGATCTCCATTAGCATTTTTGTTTGTTCATCCACAATTTCACCCCATAAAAATAGCCGCTAGCTTTTGCCACCGACATAGTCCTTGCCTGTAATTTGCTTGTATTGATCTGGGGTGATCATTACCGGTACATAAGGTGTTAAATCAATCCCCCAACTGTAAAGTAGTGCACACTGATCATAATTAGTCACTTGACTTCGCCGCCTTCAGCTGCGCTACCTCAAGAGTAAGTGCAGCAATCATCTGCTGTTCTGGTGACGGCTCAGGTGTAGGTCTGGCAGCGTCTGGATCATAACCAGCATCTGGTAAGACTTGACCGTCAATAATGCTAGCATGGTTTTCATACAAGCCAACAGCATCGGCAACTTCAATAACCTCGAATCCTTCATCAGTTGGTCCTACTGATCTGCTTTCATCAGCGTTTGCCCAATTAAGCAGACGGTTATTGGTGTCCGTCCACACTTTGATCTTCATAATAATCAACTCCCTAGTTAATCAAAAAACGAGTCCCCCGTCGGATAATCGTCCTGAGTTAGATACGACACTGAGCCACCATAACTACCAGAAGCTTTGGAAATGTTGCTATACCAGCCGACCGTTCCTCCACTTGGCGTGCTTGAATACATGGCTGTAGATTGTCCGGGATCTGAAAAGCTCAAGCAGCTTGCAACAATATTGTTTGTCAAATAAGGCTTGTAACCGGGTCTAATATCTGCGAGCCTCAAGAAATTGTACTGATTAGCTATTGTGTGAATTTGAAAGTTGGCGGTCACCAAATTGCCACGTCTTGTGTAGTAAATATATGCCCAATCAATATCAATGTTGCTTAGCGCGCTTGTGTTGACGTAGAAAAATGTCACGTTGTCTGTTGATTTGAATGTGCTAAATACATATTTTTTTGTGGCTGCATTTTCAGCGCTAATTAATGTTGAAAGATAGAGCTTACCACCTTGCAAATTAGCATACTGAACATCTCCGGCATTGTCAGGTGTGCGTTCCCGACTGATGAAACCTGATGGACCCAAGTCACTAATCAACAAGTGTCCGTCTGCTGTGCCTTGATCATTTTCAACGTTCCCTGTGACATTCACGTGACCATATTGCATGTTGGTGTTGCCACTGCTAAACTTTCCTACATTGGCATCGCTAAGAGCAGTGTGACTAAATGGTGCATTAATGTCAGGTGAATTAATGGTTGCACTGTCAATCTCAATTGATTGCAGCTTTTTGATACTGAGAACCGCCTGCTGGATGCTTTGGTCAATCCAAGTTAACCCATCGTAGTATTGCAATGCCGTGGCATCGTTAAGCGTTGTCCCGTGCCACCATAAGTCACCTTTCTTGGGACCAGCGGGCGTGCCCAGCTGAATGTATGTGTATGGCACATCCTTGCTTCCGGGAACGCCTTGCGGTCCTTGTGGCCCCTGAGGTCCCTGAGGTCCTTGTGGTCCTTGTGGTCCAGTATCACCTTGAGGTCCTTGTACTAGTTGCCAAGAATAAAGTGATGGATCTGTGCTATCTGCCTGTGTGAAGTCTGTATAACTACCGATGTACTTGCGAGATCCGGGAGTATCCAATGAGAAATTGGTTTTACCGTCACTGCTATCGGCATATGCGATATGGAAGTACGGTGTTTTGCCATCGGCGCCCGCTTTGCCTGGCACACCATCTTTACCATCAGCACCGTCAGCGCCCTTAATCAGTGACCATCTATAGTCACTTGGATTAGTGCTGTCACCGGATGTGAAGTCACTGTAGAAGCCAATGTACTTACGGTTAGAATCAGTTGTAGAGAAATCGGTGTTGCCGTCTTGGCTATTTGCGTAGGCAAAGTGAGCATAAGCGGTACGACCATCGGCGCCCTTTGCACCTGGCAAGCCTTGATCGCCTTTTGGCCCTTGTTGTCCCTGAGGTCCTTGTGGCCCTTGAGGGCCAGTTGCACCATCAGCTCCTTTAAAAAGCGCCCAGTTGTAATCAGCTGGATTGGTGCTGTCGGCCTGTGTGAAGTCGCTATAGGTGCCAATGTACTTTTTGCCATCACCGCCAGATACCGTGAACCCACTTTGGCCACTTACATCATCTGCCCAAGCAGTGTGGAAATAGCTTGTACGGCCATCCGCACCCTTTGCACCCGGAACACCGTCAGCACCATCTTTGCCCTGAATCAGTGCCCATTTACCAGCATAATCAGCCGGATTGTCACTTGGAACGGATGACTTATTTGACCAAACGATTGCCATGTACTTTTTACCAGCTGGCAAAGCACTCATATTGGTGCCTTTATCGTCATCGGCGTAACGAATCCATGGATAAAACTGAATGGCCTTGGGAATATTTTCAATCTTAACTGCCATATCCTTAAGCGCAGAATACAAATTAGGCTGCTCATTTGCGTAATCTCCTAAAGTGAGCTTGGTATAATGACCAGCGCGGCTGCGTTCAACCGACAACACTTTCGCAGAAAGAAATAGATTCTGATTCTCGTCAACAACGTGTACCGTTTGATTCAATGGCACATAGGGCGCATTTGCCAAATCAACTTCATAGTTAACATTTGGATGGTTATACTTTTTCAAATCTGCTAGGGCTGCTTGTAATAACGTGGCCTGAGTAGTCGACTCAAATGTTTTGACCCGATTCCAATCAGATTGTGTCGGATTAGGATTGTCATTACTTAACAAACGTGAATACTTCTGTACGGCAATGGTGTCGTGCAAGAATCCGTACTGGTCAAGTACAAATTGTCCGGTTGGATCAGTCCAACTATACCCAATCAAATTAATTGGATCGTTTGAACCGTCAGGTGTAGCACCATAGGCCTTCACCGATGTTTCCATGTCGTAGATATCAACTGTCTTTACGATATTGTTGATGTCCTTGTTCATCTCAAAAGAAATTAAACTGTCGGAAGTTTCCTCATGTTTGATATTGATAACACGTTTTACGGCAGTCGTACCTACAAAAACAAAGCCAAAGCTAAGCACTGCATCAAAATCTTTTGCGACTGATTTAATGCGGCTAAGTGAAGTGTCTTCGTCTGTCCACGTAAGGGTTCTGACGTCTGTAGGAAATTCATTAATACCGATCTCCCAGCCAGAATCATTTGTAAACCTTGTGATGTAGTCAGCGATAGTATAGGATTTGTCAGCGGTATAGGCACCCACCACTTCATTCATCAGATCGTTACCTGCATCCGTACAAACGACTGTATGAATATGTGCTAATGTATCGTGAGTAACACTGGCAATAACCATTTGATGTCCATTGCCTTCTTCGTCCTGATATAAGACAAAATTGTTTTCAGCCGCCATTTCATCAATGGCCTGCTCTTGTTCAGTTTTAAATGGAATCGTCAGGGTCAAGGCAATGGCAGGCCTGTCATCGGTTGTTTTTACTTCACTATCAGCGCTTACACGCCATTCGCCTTTTCCAGTTGTGCGTGCAATGCCCATGATGTTGAATTTTCGGTCTGAGAAATAGTATTCCATTTATAGCCACGCCTCCTTCAAATCAACTTCACACGCAAATTGTTGTGCCCAGCTTGATGGCATGAGCTGAATGGTGGTATCTCCGGGTGGCAAAAGAAACTTGTCCCACTGGTTGCCTAATGTATGCAAGGTGCGATCTTCACTGCCATTGAAATAAGTTTTGGTATTAGCCACATCAACCGTAATTACATCGCCATTGCTGAAGCGATTCTTAATATCTGTATACCAGCTTACGTTTTGCCATTTGACGGTGGACGCAATCAGATACATGGTCGATTCGCCCCACGTCTTGTCACGCATGAACCACGTTGAGAATTGCTTGGTCTCAACATCGGCAGCGTCCGCAAAGGTAAACTGGCGGGTAATAGTCGTCTCTCGTCCTCGATTGCCAACCCATGGTGACACTCGGAAAACAACTGAATTACCAAATTTCTGCAATTCCAGCTGAATGAACTTGTCGTTAGTGAAGATATTACGATCCAACTGTTCATTTACGACTAGTTGATTTTTGTAGTAACAAATCCACCATATTTGGTCAGACAGCGCACTGTTGTCTTTCAAGATCATTTGAAAGATTGGCTTGCCGTCACTTTCTAAGGTTGTTTCGAGTGAACCGACCTTTGAGACACCAGTTTGAAAACGTGTCATGACGTCCCAAGTTAGGTTACTCGTAAAGTTACCGTTATGTGTCTGAGCAAGGTTGTGTTTGATTGAAGGCCCATTCCAATACAAATGAGTGCCAGTAATACTGGACCAATTAGGCTTAACCTTCCAGCCATCATAGCTGTCCTGCGTCCAAATAGCATTACCAATCTGTTCATTCGGCGTAGCTGGATTGTCTCCCCAATAAAGATTATTCGAAGCCGCTTGATTATCCATGTGCGAGCCTTGAACGGCTGCCAAATTCAAAGCTACTTCACTTTCTTCGCTGGTATAGCCATCAACTTCTTCAGGGTTGCCAAATTCAAGCACGCCACCCTGACTATTGGCAAATCCTAGAAAGCCGTTATCTGCATGCATAGTTGCCGTAATAACTGGCTCGACAGGATAAGTACCGCCATTGTGAACCGTGATGGTGTTGGTATAGTATTCAGGATCCGCTGGGTTAGGCGACCAAGGAGAAACGGCGGGTTCTTGTTCTAGCTTGATATCGTCAATGCAAACCCATCCTGCGCTTACTGACGTTTTAGTAAAGCCAAAGCGCAAAGTGGTTACAGTGACGTCTTTATCCGCCGTCCACGTTTTTACAAAACGATGCCACGTTGTCTGACCTCCCGAAGCATCTCGTGCGTCATGCCCCATTGACAAAGCAAAAAGCGGATCTGGCTCGGTTGTCAGCAAATAGTCAGACGCTTGCCCAACTGCTGATCCAGCAGTTGCGTAGTAGTAGCTATAAGTCCATGTTTCGCCTTTCTTAATGTAAACTGGTTCGGATAAAGGAATTTGGACGTACTGATCTGGATTAAGCGAAGAATCAGTGCTGTCGTTTTCGATTCTTAGCATATAATTTCCAAATGGCGTTGGGAATGAAGGAACTTGTCCGGTGACTTGGAATATTCTATCATTTGTGTCTTTACCGTCACCCCAAACATGGTTTGCTGGGGTTTGTCCTGATTCAAAACCGGAGTCGACCAGCATGTTTACTGGCAAGTCATTGTATGGCATGTTGTCAGCCGTCTGCGTGGCTACCGAGTGCGTAATGCCACCATCGGGACAGATGAAGCTGATTGAGATTGTTCCTGATCGAAAGCCTTCGGTGAAGGTAGGCTGACTGTCTACGATGGCAAGATAATATTTATCCGGCTCATCCCCAAAAATTAGCTGCTGTGGTTCGTTTGCATCAATAGCAGCGGCCAAGGAACGTCTCAGTGGCACCAAATCATCATTCATAACGATCCCAGTTACCACAATCGTCTTGACGTCCCGCGACATGTATTGCAACATCTGACCATCGCTGATGCCGACCTTTTGCATTGTGTTGACGTGATTAGTCCCTACATCACGTTTGACCATCTGCACATACAGCCATTGGGTAATATCTACTCCGGCGTATGTGATGGTCACGCCTGCTTGTTTCAATTAAACGGTTCCTCCTTTCCAATAAGCATTGAACCTGTCTGTTCTGTCGTTGTACTGCTTAACTTTTGGCGCAACTTTTGGATAAAACTGGTCGTCACCAATTTGCAGAACAAAGCTAAGTTTCGTGAGAAGATCGGCAATATTGTCCAACTTCTTTCCTAAATCATCTGTACCGTTGCTTTCACTTTCAGCAACGGAACCATTACCCAAGTTGTGATTAATGTTGGTAACAGCCTGACCTAGTAGTTGCCAAGCACGGCTTGTTTTAGTTAACGGCAAGATTGTTTCTGGGCCATCTTCGCCAACAAGCGCATGGATTGGCTGTGTGATCAAGCCACCATTGGCGTAACCTTCAGGGCCACTGACACGAGCAAAGGCAGAACTTCCAGAGCCATAGATAGCCTTCATGTAGTGAATACCGGCAAGCAGATCATCATAGCCGTTATAAACATCGTTGTGGCCGGGGAACTTATACGCATTGAACGTTGGCCCAATGGTTTGTACAAGCCCCATTGAAGGTATTCCGGCTTTAGCGTTGCTATCCCACAAGTTAATTGCCTTAGGATTGCCATTTGATTCACGCTGGATAACTCGCATCCATGCAGCAACTTGGTAATCGCTAGCGTCAAATCCATTGGCCTTTAAAGCTTTAATGACATATGGCTTCCAACGCTGCACGCCTGAGCCACCGGGATTACCCATGGAATCTTCTATTTTTTTTAGCTCTTTTTTGATCCAAGCGCCAATTCCGATATATGCATGTTTAAAAATGCCAACTCCTAAGTCTCCAAATGCTTTTACTGGAGATGAGCTAACAATCCCTTTTATGCTGTTACTGATTAGATCAGTTACATGCTTAACCGGGTGAGCGATCCAATCTACAATTGCTTCGAACTTATCACCGATCCATTTGCCAACATCTTCAGCCTTATTGACTACCCATGAACTAGCGTCTTTAACGCCACCCCACAAGTCTCCAATAATACCGCCTTGAGCAAACCCTGGAATACCGTACATGGTCGCGATGGCTTTGCTTTCTTTCCCGTTGTATACACGATCACCAGTTTCCAGCGGCAAAATGGCATTCTTCTTATCCGTATAAAGCCATTGACCGGTTCGCTTCTTGTGAATCAGCTCTTTATAATGTTCGCTGCCATCGTCATTTACCATGGCAAGACGTGTTCCGTTTGGGCTCATTTCGCCGCCTTGTGCGAAGTGAACATGGCTAGGCAAATCAACCTTTTTAACACCGAAGAAGCCTAGAACACCATTGACGGCACCAAGGCCGGTTCGGATAACATCAATGACAAAGTTGATACCTGATTGAGCTGCTTTTTTAATGCCATCCCAGATGCCGCTGAAGAAGCTACCAACGCCACCCCATACATCTGTCCAAACATTTTTAATGTTCTTGATGACACTGCCAATTGTGTCAGACATGCCATGAATGATTGGCGTGAAGAATTTAACCATGCCGTTCCAAATGTTTCCAAAGAAATCAGAGATGGCACCCCACACGGTGTTCCACGTATTCTTGATGGCATTAATTACATTGCTTATTGCACTTGAAATGCCATTGATGATCGGCGTAAGGAACTTGACCATACCATTCCAAATGCTGCTGAAGAATTTAGAAATGGCGTTCCATGAATCGGTCCACACCTTATTGACAGCTGACAAGAACGAACTAATGCCCTTGCTGACTGTGTTAAAAGCCGTCGTGCCAACCTTAACAATTGTGTCCCAAATGCCAGTGAAGAACTTGGCAACGAACTGCCAATACTTGTTCCACGTGCTGGATACGTCTTTTGCTGTGCCAGTGATGAAATTGCTAATACTGGTCAGAATAGGCTTAATGAATTTAGCAATGCCATTCCATACCGCCATGAATGGCTTTTCAATTCCTTGCCAGGCTTTGATTGCCAAGCCAACGATTAGTGCAATCGGAATTACAATCGCCAACTTCAGCACATTCAGACCGACCTTAGTGGCTTTCACCACACCTGCCCAAACAGCAGACATGCCCTTGACGATTGGCGCCCAAATCTTATTCCAAGCAGATGCAATTGATTTGCCCCAACCATTCATTGTCTTCAAGAAACTGTTCCAGCCCTTACCGACTGACGACCAAGCACTGTTCCATCCCTTGACCATTTGGCTAATCCATTTCTCCATGCCTTTCCACATGTTCTGAACAGATTTTACAATGCCATCGACGAAAGCTTTGAACTTTGCGTTGTGCTTATAAAGCTCAAATAATGCCGTTCCAACAGAAATGATGACTGTGGCAAGTGCAACCCATGGTGAGGCTTTGACTACTAGATTTAATGCTTTTTGAGAAACCGCCATGATGTCGGCACGCTTGGCATAAATATCCACGGCTGTACTTAATCCGGTAATTGCCACCTTGCCAATTTTCATTGCTGCCCACATCGCGAGCATTACCTTGGCTGTTGTCTGAATGCCACTCTTGTTCTTGGCAATGTTGCTTAGGGCTGTGTTGGCATTCTTAAGCGGATCGTTTGCTTTGCTTGCACCGCTGCCCATGAGTCCAAAACTCTTGGCTATGCCCGAAACAATGCCAGCAATTGTGTGCCACACTGTCCCAGCAAAAATCTTCACAATGGTACCTAGGCTGGTGATAATGCCACCAATATCTTTTTGATGTTGAGCCACATAGTTCAATAAGTTGCTTGCTTGTTGTGCTACACCAGCCATGGCTTTACCCAATGAAGTAAACAAGGAAGTCACTGCTGATGACTTTAGAACATTAACAATGCTGTTGATACCTGTGCTTTGAACTGATACCAGAGGTTTAGCAAGTGTTGCTTCAACTCCTTGCCAAGCACCCTTTAGTCTTTGCGTGGCACCCTCAGCAGTATTACCAAAGTCATTAAAAGTAGCTTTGCTATCACCGCCAATTTTGACGATCATATCTTGCAACTTTTTGCTGCTAATTTGACCACTATCAACCATTTTATTAAAGGCTGTTTCAGATACGCCACTGGCCTTTGCTAAAGCTGATCCAAGTCCGGGTGCAGCGTTTTCCATACGTGTTAGAACACCAGTAGTAAGCTTTCCATTGTTAAATGCGCGTTGCAATGACTTTGCAAATGTACTGGCACCGTCACCAGAAAGTCTCAACTTGTCAGATAAAGTTGCAACTCCAAGTGTCAAAGCTTTAGTTTTGTCAACATTACCTGTCATGCCATAAAAACGCTTTTGCAAAACAGATACTTGATCTGCCGACATGTTAGTCTCCGACTTTAGGTCACGCATTTGACCAACTAGTTGTTCCGCACCTTTGTCACTGACACCTAAGGTTTCCCATACTCGTGTTGCTTGTTCACCAGCTTCAGCTAACTTAACACCCTGTGTCACCGTTTCTTTAATTGATCCACTGAACGAAGTCCAAGCATTCATAATGCCATGGCCTAAAGCAGTAGCACCAACCATCTTTTTGAAACTAAAAGTTGTCTTATCTGCTTCGTCTTTTGTTCCAGTTATATGCAACTTTATTCGGTCAAAGACGGACGGGTTAGCCTTATCCATTTCAGTTTTCAGGCCGGTCATAGAAGACTTGGCCTTTGCTAAACTGGTAGCTGTTTCATCAACACGCGTCTTCTGTGTACGCCATGCGTCTGAATCCTTGCCACTAGCACTGGCAATCTTATCCAACTCAGCTGACTGCTTGGACAACTGTTCATTCAGATTGGTAATGGAGGACTTATAGCCTTCCATTTTGGCCTTGTTAGCTTCTTGCTGATTGCCTTCAGCCTCTAGGCGAGTCACATAGGCTTGGTTGGCACGTGCAGCTGCTGTGTACTCTTGCTGTAATCCTGCCAACCCAGACTTTTGATAGTCCATGGCCTGTTTAGCACGATCTTGCTGAGCTTGCATACTAGCAAGCTGCTTAGTTGCACCATCAATTTTTTGCTGATACTTTAAAAACTGTTGAGCAACATCGGCAGTGTTACCCTTGAGTTCACTTTGCTTGGCTTTTAGAGCGTCAATCTTAGCCTGTTGTGACTCAATAGACTTCCCCAAGCCATCATACTTGGCTTGAGCAGCGCCAACTGCATCACCAGCAGACTTCATCTCTGCTTCTTGAGCTTTCCAAGCATTTTGACTCGAACGAACAACCGCTGTTAATGATTTGACGGATTCGCTGGCACTCAGCAAGTCCAGGGCAATCTTGGTGCTCATCGTTGCATTAATTTGTTGTGCCACTTCAATCACCCTTCTCTTGGTATTGCTTCCACATGATTGCCGGATCAATTGGCCGATCTTTCTTATCCTTAGCGGACATCATTTCCAGCATTTCAAAATAATCAGCATCATCAAAATCCTGCATTGACCAGTGAAAATACATGACTGCCTGCTTTTTCATCAATCTAAAGTCCTGTACCTGGTTTTCAAGCTCATAAACTTTGACGGCTGGATTAATCTTTGCTTTTGCTGGCATCCTGCTTCTTGGCAGCTAAGTCAATATCCTCATCACTCATGCCCATCATGCGTTCAAAAGTGTAATTAACTGCCTGAATAGTGTCGGAAAATTCTAGGTCCCCAAGCTTTTCTGTTTCTTGCTTGTTCAGATTTAAAACTGTCGTCAAGAAATCGATTGAGTCATGCAACATATCGCGTTGAACCTTAATAATTTCTACTGGTTCCATATCGGCAACATCGTCTGCCTTGGCCATCAGTAGCTGTAAGTCGTACATCTTTTCCATGTTCCGATTGGTTGTCTTTACCTCATGTACACGATTGCTAATTGCCGTTACTTTAATTTTCATATTTGTACCATCCTCTGTATTTGATAAGGTCGCTGTGGTGAATCGAACACCACCAAGTTCACCAGAAAGCGACTTTTGAGCATAAAAAATAGCGCACGTTCGTGAGCCATTCATCAGTTGTTGCTATGAAATTGTGTCAGATTGCGTCTGTCAGCACTATTTACCAGAAGTTGCGGTGGAACCTGCTGGAGTTGTAGTGGTACCAGATCCTGTTGAACCTGCCGGCAATACGTATCCGCCAAATGTCTCTTTGTACATGTTGGCTTTATCAAACTTGCTATCAAGATCGCTATAAATCTTGTATGGCTGGTTGTCGAAGGCAATCGTGGAAAGAGCAGTGTAGGTCAAAGCATCATCTGAACGTTGTTCTGCCGCTGCATCAGTCTGAATGTCGGCTGCGGTTTCGGTCATGATGCCATCACCAAAGCCGTAATAGACAAAGTGTAAACGGTCAATGGTTTGGGTAGTAATAAGCAAGGCCACATGAGCCTTTAAATTCTCATCTGTATAACCGCCCTTGCTGTCACTAACAAAACCCTTGATTTGCTGCTTAATTGCAAAGTCCAAGTTGTTAATATCCAAAGCCACTGTTGGTTCTGAAGTACCAACGGTAACGTCTTGGACGTTGTTGTTGCCATAGATCTTAGCAATCGTGCCTGCTAAGCCTGTAATCTTGGCAGTTTTAACACCTAAATCTTTGTGATCGACAGTATAGATACCGTCTGTGCCTAATCCTGCTCCAGTACCAGAAATTAACTTTTGCTGTCCATCAACCAAAGCTAACTGTATTTGATATAAACCTACTGTTGCCATTTAAATTCCTCCAATGTTCTTTGTTCTACTGAAATAAAATGTGTTAAAAAGTTGCTGTGTATCGGGGTCTAATGTTCGTTGTCTAACCGCGGCTACCTGCCAATGTTGATGAGTAAAAGCCTTCATCATGGCTATCTCAATGGTTTCGGGATCAGAATCAAGCAATTGCGAGTACCAAATTTGTACTTCTACTTCCTGATTTAATGCCCAGAAATCATTGTTACCATATGCAGTTGGATCATTAGCAGCATCAGTAATCAAAACGACTGTTTTGTTCAGACTGTCGACTAATTCTTGTGGCAGGTTGTTGCCCTCAACAGCATCAATACCGGCAATGCTGGCTTGACTAAGCATTGCTACTGCATCATCTACAGCGCTCATTTGTCTCCACCACCATTCAACTTGGCGATAATTGCTTCATATTTCTCGGCTTCAGCGGCAAATACAGCATCTTTGGCATCATCACGAGCATTATCAACAAAATGGTCACCATGAATTTTCTTTGTCCCGTCATTTAAGAAGCGAGCAACGAATGCCTTATCACCAAAGCCAACCGTTGAGCTACCATTGTGATCACCGTCAATATCGCCTTTTTTACCACTAATGTCCTCGCTCAGATGCCCATACTTGCCACCAGTACCCTTAGTATTTGGGTGTTTTTCTTTGGTGGTCTCTGCTAGTTTCTTGGCGTAAACATCAGCACCAGCCTTGGTAATCTTCTCTTGGTCATTAATAGACAATTTGGCAGCCTTTGATACTTGCTTAAGCCATTCTTCAAGTGCATCATCCATATCCATAGCTATGCCCCCTTGGTTACTTTTGTAAGGGTCAAGTAGTCATAGCGAATAGCGTTGTTTGAATCATCTGGGCTAATGTCTGAAATGTCATACACGATGCCATCAAGGCGTGCCTGTTTCTGCTCAATATTTCTTGCATCGTGACGAACAATAATCGTGATTGAGTTATCCAAGCGTGTACCAATTAATGTGTACTGCTGTGTGAGTGTTCGTTTCTGCTGTTTGTAATGCAGACTATAATTCGGAACAAAGCTAGTGATATTAATGCCGGCTCCTGTCCTGTGCGACTGCGAGCTACCAAGTTCAGCAGTATGGCTAAAGTCACTTGGTTTAAAACTACTTACCATTGTTGTCACCACCACGACTAGCCTGTAAGTGTGCCAGCATCATCAGAAGACCATTAGGCATACCATTGGCTAAACCACGGTCATAGTATGTAGCCTGTGTGAGCGTTTTGATGGCTGGAATTGTCAAGGTGTCGTCCTCTGGTGCATCACTTGATCTATTAATAATACTAATTGCAGTGTTTACTAGACTGGTAATTGTTGGCAATTCAGACTCATCAAGGTTTAACTCGACCATTAAATCACTAGCAATCTTGTTTGGGTCTACTACTGTTTCTGCCATCTGTACACCTCCATTCGGCCGCCGCTTAGAATCAAGCTACTATTCCTTTTTTAGGCGACCAGTTTACTTAGTTATTTGCCAGGGGTAGCAGTTGGTACTTTATAGGTAATGAACTTACCGGCAGCTGTATCAGCAGCTTTAAAGTCTGCCCGCAGTGCTGCCAAAAGTACCTGTTCAAAATTCTCATTACGCTGCCAAGACAGGTTAATGTTGCCTTTAATAGTTTCAACCACAAAGTTTTTAACACTCCCAATGAATGCCTTTGCGTCTCCAGACTTGCCAAGCACATCATCAGCAACAACTACCAGCGGAGCACCGAACAATTGTTTGCCGGATGGAGAAGTGATGGAATCTTGTAACAGGTACCTACCTTCAGCATCCTTCTGCTTATCAATTGCGGCAAAGAATGACTCAGATACAACAAACATTCGGTCAGTGTAGTTGCTCAAGCCAACGTTGAATGCATCCTTAATATCGTCAATGCTTGCAGCGGCAACTGGAGTAGCTGTTTGCAATACTGCACCAATCTTGTGCTGTTCAGTTTGGTCCTTAATGTCATTAATGTACTGAGTCAGTAAACTGGTGATATTTGGATAGTCCTGAGTCATTTCAAGGGAAATTGGCAGTGAACCACGCAAAGTCTGAACATCATAATTGACCTGTGTTAAAGAGGCATTTGCAAGTTTAGGGTTGTCAGCCAATTCAGCTGCTGAAACCAGTTGTGCAGAAGCCTTAGACAAAACAGGAATCTTGCCAGTCGGCGCAGAAACTTGAACCTTAGTTACATACCCGCCTAATTGTGCTGGGTCCTTAGGCTGACTCATAATGTCCAATACTTGGCTAGGCAATACTGCTTCACCAGCTGTGGAATCAAAACCAGCACTGTCTCTCTTAATTTCACCGGTCTTCAAAAATTCCTTGAAATCACGAACTGCTTCGTCTTCAACTTTATCTGCTGTTAAATTCTTTGACATGCTTTTAGCTCCATCTCTTTTATTTTCGTTTGGTTCAACATTTTGTTCTGTTGCTTGCTTTGCTGTTTGCTCTGCTGGCTTGGATTGATTAAGCTCAACATCATCTGAATCATCTGAACCATCATCATCTTGCATCGGTGCTTGTTTAGCTTCCAGTTGCTTTGATAAGGATTGAATAGCTGCTTGCAATGACGTAATCATGCTCGCTAAATCATCAGAAGGTGACTTAGCTGTTGTGCCGTCGTCTTTAGGTGTAGGTGCAGAAGGTGTAGGTGCTTGTGCTGGTGCTACTGGTGCTGCATCTCGCTGTTCCTCTTTATCTGCTGGCTGGTCAATGACTACATTTGTGTTGATCTTCTTTTCTAAATCGGATAACTGTTCCTTAAACTTTTTCAGAGACCGCATCTGTTCATCTCTGCTTTGTGTTTCTACTTTTTCCTTTGGCTTTTCTGCCATTTTAACGTCTTCTTTCTTGTTGCTTAAAAACTGAGCCAAATCTCTCTGGACTTGAACTGATGTTTCAGTGTATGCTGGGATTGGTGTTAAGCTCAGCTCAAAAACTTGGTCAATTTTGTGAATTGTGTGGACTGTATTGCCTTGACCGTCTACACTCCAACCGTCTCCGCCATCAGAAATGGTGAATCCAAAACTCATGCCTCGAATATTGCCATTCAGTATGTTGGTGTAGGTATCTCTGCCAAGTTGTGTGTCTGGTAATTGAGCGCTGAAGTGCAATCCATCACTCTTAATGCTTGTTGAAAGCGTTCCAGCGTCTGCACGTGCCAAAATGTTGCTGAAATCGTGGCTGTAAAGCAGCAAAACGTTGCTCAAATCCACATCATTTAGAGCATTTTGGTCGATATATTCGGTAAAATTGCCCTTAATACTTGGCTGATTAAACACGGTTGCGATGCCGGAAATAGCCATATTTGGGTTACTTTCAACCTGATTGTTGCTACTTTGGCTGTCTATAGCTGTTTCAGCCCTTATTTGAACATTAAATGTACGTATATCTTCATTTTTCACTAAATCACACCCCTTTTTGCCAGAATTTGTTGCGCTTGTAAAGGCGTAATGGCTGGTGTTGTGCCACTTAGCAACTTCTGAATCTGGCCAATAAGTAGGTCATTATTAGCATCCACAGCGCTAGATTCATCAATATTGACAGGTACGCCAAATTTGGCACCCATTTCGCTTTCTATTGGCTTTACATATCGCCTTAAAGTGTTGCTATAAAGCGATTTAGTCATATCTAATGAACTTTGCTGGTCACCTTGACCGTTCAGGTAGGAATCTGGAACACCAAAAACCTTGCCTATTTGTGTCTTGGACCAGTCATTACTGCTCAGGAACTTGCTTACGTCCGCATTTATTGCTAGATTTTGTACGTCATACAATTGGTCAAGCACCAACGGCCGCCCAGCATTGTCACCCGTGTTAGCATTTTCAAAAGCCTTGCGAGTTTGCTCCTTTTCCTCTGGACTTAAAGCACCCTCAGCAACCTTAATAACGGTGCTAGGATTAATAGCATTCTTGATTGTTGATAGCGTCAACTTGTTTGCATAATCCTGAATATTTACCTGACTGCTAATACTTTCCAATGGGCTAATACCGATATACTGTTGACCATTGGCGCCACTTGCCATTAATCGAAAGTGAAGCATGTTTGCACTTGGATAATTGATTGTGCCTCTTTCGTCTGCCCAGTTAACCGCGTAGCTAATATCTGCACTGCTGTCTGCCAAAGTAACTATTACCTGTTGTGCAGGTGCCATCTCTAGCCTCGTAGGAACGTTGTTATGGTCTCGTGTAATAGCAATGTAAGCATTACCATCAAGAAGCATCTGAGCAACTGCCGACTGCCAAAAATTGAATGATGAAATTAAATTGTTTGGGGAGGCTACTACTTTGCTGAATGGCGCAGGAACATTGAAATCAGCTGATGCAATGTCTGATGAAAGCAAATTGACTACAGAATACAAATCGCTATTTTTTAGGGCTGTACTAGCATCCACAAGATTGTTAGGCATTACTTGATTGCCCTGAATGATAAAACTTGACAGGTTCGTGCTTGGTATCGTCATGGAGCGTCTTTCAAATTTTTGAAATGGATTAATCATCGTCATTTATCATCTCTTTTGCTGGGGTGAAGTAGGTGATAGTGCCCATCCCAGAACAAGCAGGCAAATGCCTAACATAATCAGTCCAGCAATGTTATTTACCAAAAATCCAGCAACTGTAAATGAAATCAGCGCTGCCAGAAAAAGTAGCATAGGTAGTGCTTGTTTCAATTGCTCTAGTTTGTTCAATTCATCACCCCATTTAGTTTCGTGTTGTTTTTACCTCTCATATATATAACGTGCAACATGCACCGTTTTTTATCAGAAGCTAACGTTCATCAAAAAATTGTGCCGTTCCTCATCTGACATACCAGACAATGGGTCCTTCACCTTTGCTTTTGGATCAAAGTCAGGGTTAACATCACTAAATTCATAAACTGCTCTAGACATAGCATCAACAATGGCATCAACACAGTCAATTTTGCTTGTATATCTCTCCTTGTCTACTTTCAAACCGGCTGAATTGCCCACAAGAATTGCATTAGACAATGAATATTGAATGATTGGGTCATCATAGTAGTGAATGCGGCCCTCTCGGAAAGCCTTTTGGAGTTCGTGAGTTGGTCTGTCGAGGTCATGAGCAGTTTGACGAATAGGCATCATTAGCCATCTGTCAATTTGAACTAGTTTGTCTAAAACATCAGATGAAGCCCACGGGTCGTAACAAATGAATTTGACTTGCAAACTGTTTGTCTCAATAAAATCTGCCAACCATGTGACTACGCTGTCATCATCTATATAGCCCCAACGATTTCTAGCAATGTCACAGTACCCTTGTTCTTGCGCAGACCGATAATTAATTCCATCTTGCTTTTCCTTTTGCTGAATGGAGCCACTGCTGTGGTTCAAAGGAATCCAAGAATGTTGCACTACCCAGTAATGTGTCTCATTCTGCAATTGATATGGAAACACAAAAGCGATTGCAGTGTCGTCTGAAAGTTTTGACAGGTCAATGCCGATATAGCAAACCTTACCGTGAATATCAATTGGTGGTTGCTTGACCACAGCACCTTTAATGTCATGCACGTTTAGAAAGCAGTTTTCCTTGACTGTGAGCCAGCAATTAAGGTTCTTGTTGACAAACTCGCCGATTGATCCATCATTTTTCTTTGTATCTCGCTCTGAAATCATTGAATCAAGCATTGTTTTACCTGCTGTTGGTAATAGAGGGTTGGACTTTATCCATTTTTCGGGATTATTAACCTCGTCTTCACTGTCTTGTGTATAATTGACCAACAAATTGTCGTCTAGTTTTCTTTGGTCATCGTGCATCATGGAATTGCGAAGCATCTTTTCGTCTAGGAACAATGAGCTTGTTGAATTAGGATAGGCCGTGCTGATGTTCCATGACTGGCTATCAAATGTTTGAACTTGACCACTGGTGATTTTGCCGTTGTTTTCTTTAATTAAACCAATTCTGCCATCGTCACCACATTCATCGTGAACTGAAAATGCTAGATGGTAACTATCAAATTGACCACTTTCATCACTCAAACGCAGCAGCTGATTCTGACTGGTGTTACTCCTGACGGCTTCTTCACCAATCTTGACTTTATTCTTCCGCATCCAATCACCAAACTGATTATGCCTAAGCCTATTGAATGTGGTTTTGACATATCGCCAGCCTTTTTTGCTCTGCTGTGAAACTGGCGCTATATATGCCATGTCTTGATTCTCAAAGTGGGCAGATGCAATTAGATATTGATAGGATAACAGAATGACAGTCAAATAAGTCTTACCATTGGTTCTTGCTACGCTAAAAATAACACGATGGAAACGACGTTCATCATTTTCATTTCGCCACCCTTGGCTCCAGCACAGTAATGCTTTCTGCCAAGCAGCCAATGGCAATGGACGGCCTGTTGAGGGGTCTGGACAGAGTGAAGCAAAGCCTAAAACTTCTCTGCATTTGTCTAAAGAATAATGAAATGGAAAGTCATCTTGACTGTTTTCAGCTCGTGCTAGGTCTTGCAAATGCCTAAAGGCTTGCAACTTGATGTCTCGGCCAGCTAATATCCCACCCTCCAAAACTTGAAAAGCATAAACAGTCCCTGGGTCACGATACCTGTCTGCAATAGCGTCATAAATGCCATCATCACGTTGCATTTTGTAGGCCTTATCAACTGTCATGTTGGGCTGAGTTAAATCAAATTGCTTGACCATCAGAACTGCTCATCTCCCTTCTTCACCAATTCGGCTGCTATGTCATCTGTGCTACCATCGTCGTTGTCTGGCTGAATATTCATTAAACTTGCTCTTGCCGCCGGACTTAGTCCCAAGGATTCAGCCAATGACTTGACTTTTGCCGTTGCACTATCTAAGACTTGACACGCTGGATTCTTTCGACCACTATCAAGAACCACACCTTTTTCTTCAATGGCTTCGTAAGCCCAACGTTCTATTTGTACCTGCTCACATAAGGCAGTCATTACATTTTTGTCTATTGCTTTAACAAGATGCTGATGATTTAATTGAGGAACAAGCGTTTCCCATGTGCTTCTTGCCACGCCAGACAAATGTTTTGGAGCTCGTTCTTGAAGTTTGTTCAAATCTTTCGTTTTATCTATCAATTCTTCGGTTCTGCGACGCTGATCGGCTCTATCACTGTCATTTGTTGTTATTTTTGGCTTGCGTCCAACCATTTGCGACCCCTCCTTTCGTTCAAACTGTGCAAAACGCTGATTTTAAGCCATTCTTTCGTCCATTTTTGCTTGTGATTTTGTAGCTTTTGCGACTGTTTGACCACCCACGAATGCCTCAACCATGCGGTTTCTGTCGCGTCTATGTGTGTGAAAAAAGTTTTTATTTTTGCATATTTTTTGGGCGAGACCCATTTTGTTATGTGAGGTCCCTCTCTACGCCTACGGGGGCGGGCATTACAGCTTTTTTATTTTTTAAATATGTTATTTAATATTTGCTGTCCATTATTTATTTTTTATGGTTCACCGTTTTAAATTCTAATGGTTTAAGCAATGGCTGTGCAAGGCAATAATTTGTCGCCTGCTGTACCCCTCCATATATATATACGTACTTGATGCACCGTTTTTGTCTTGGCATAGAAAGAGAGCCAACCAAATGGCTGACCCCTTGTGCATATGTATTACTGTCTCTTGTGCCGCTCTGTGTTGTCTCTTGTTGCCTCTATGCTGGCTCTGTGTTGTCTCTTGTTGCCTCTATGTTGGCTCTGTGTAGATTCCTCCTGTCTCTTGTTGGCTAAGTGTTGCCTCATCCTCTCTTCATTTTTCTCTGCCTCAAACTGTGCAAAGCCTGGCATAAGTGTGTCAAAAAAATCAACCAAAGCTTTATCAGATTCAGTTAGCTTCCCGTCATACTCTTTATCATCAGCATTACCCTTTGTCATGTTCCTGATGACATTCAACCGTTTCTTATAGATGCCTAATTGTTTATCTTCACCAGCTTGTTCTGGTTGCCTCTTGTTACCTGTCAGTTTATCAACAATGAACTGTGGCATGATGTCTTTGTCTTCTATGTGTTCTATAGGCTTATCAATCCATGCCCTCACATCAAACGCCTTCATAGTATCTGGCGTGCGTGGCATCACGTTTAAACTACTGAATCCCAAGTGGTCGTCTTCTGGCTGCTGAATAAAATAGACTTGGGAAATGCTACGACTCAAGCTGTCACCTGCAATCACCACGCCATCCATACCTCTAATCAAATAGTTGAACAGTAGGAATGGTATTGATCTAGATGGCTTACCAGCTTCTTTCAACTCTTCGGCCACATAAAAGTACATGCTTGGCTTGTAGCTAAATGGACTATGCTTGCGTCGGTTTGCATCCCAAGCTGTGACAGTTAACTGTCCGGTCCCAGCACCAACATCATAATTTGTCGCCCCTAGGTTTCTTTTGGTGGCTTCAGTATCGCCGTCTGTCCTTGCAACATCAACCAATTGCTTTGCTAATTTGCCTAATGCTGGTGGCGAATAGAAACTCTTGGTCTTTTTGGAAACACGAGTCATTTCTTGTGAATAGTAGAGATTGAACCAATCATAGCTCACGTCTGTTTCATAGGTTAAAAACTGGCGGAACAGTCGCTCACGTTTGTCTTTGTCAAACAATATGTGCATTAAGTATCCACTTGTGCTCGCTAAATCGTCACCGTGCAAAAGCTTAGCAATTGTTTCTTGGCCCTTGTCCGTCTCAAAGTATCTATCTGTCAACCCATGTCCTCCCATCGTTGCTTTAAGATTGACTCATGAACGTTAACCACAATTGTTACCATGCCATTGCCCGGATCGTGAACGGTACTAAGCCATCCCGATTTGAACAGTTGTTTGGTTAATTCATTTGTCAACAAACTGTCGCATTCAATTTCTATGTCTTTGTAGCTTGCCTGTGCTGCTGATGATGTCACTTTACTATTGAAGTCACGGAGGATTTGTCTTACACCCTTCCAATAATAGTCACCATGGTCCAACTCGCTTGGCCTAACTAATCTATCCATTTGTGTACTCCTTTGAATTACTATTGATGCTTCACCATCGTCCATATATCGAACATTTACAGTGTCATAAGGGTATCTGCTTTGGTACTCCATCACAGCCTGCTTGATGTACCTTGCACTCTTACGCCCAGCATTTAATGTTTGCCATTGCCAACTCGATTGCCTCCTATAGCTTAACAGCTCACTTGCAAGCTGGTTGGGTCGCCTTTTACATTTAAAAGTTAACATTTATTTAGTGCCCCCCGAAAGGTATTCAAAGCTATCACAGTTGCTGATAACGGCAACTGATATCCCTAATCTTTACATCATGTCCTCTTGAATCGTGTCCTTGATGCTATTTTTTAAAGCCATTGGTGTTATGAATACATATAAATTTCTATCAGCCAAGTAAAATAATTTGCCATTCATTGCTTTTTCTCCTTCAACACTTTCGTCCACCACTTTTTGCCTAAGTGTTTCAATTTATTGTCGCCACTGGGTTGCTGACTGATTATCTGTTCCAATTTGGTCTTGCGATAGTGGCATCTATAGCACAGGGTCCACAGGTTGGCTGAATCTAGTGCTTCTTGTGGTGAACACAATCGGCGTGGAATTATATGGTCAATAATCTTACGGTCTTGAACAACATTGCCACAGCTCTGACACGTTGCTAAATCACGGGCATATACATAGTCCCTCACTGCTTGCCATTGCTTAGAATGGTAAAATGCCACTGATTCTGGGTCTCGCTCTGTTTGGTCGTATTGCTTTGCTTGCTGTGCTTTAATGGCTCTTGCTAGCTTGCTCTTGTGATATGCATCCTTTTTAGCCTGCCATTCTGCTTCATGCTGGGATTGATGCTTTGCACAGTATCTTTCACTAATTGGCACTATTGCATGGCACAATGGCTCTCCACACTCATGTACTTGTTGTCGATGCTTAGAATGGTAACTCATTGTCAGACACCGTCACTTTTGCTTGCTTACTTGCTGCACTTAATTGGCTATTGAGGACATTAATCGTGGCATCACTAAGCTTTTCTGATGCATTGTGTGGCTTAGTGGATAGAAGGTAGAAATGGTCAATCACCACACTCCAACCATGCTCAGTTTGTCCTTGTTCATTTGTATATGTGCTGGTTTTAATCCTCCCGTCAATGCCAATCTTGTAACCTTTGCTTGTTAATTGGTCAAAGTTGTCTGCTTGCTTACCAAAAATTGTAAATGGGATAAAGTCAGCTGTTTTGTTATCATTTGATTTATAGATGCGCTTGATGGCCAACAGACTTGATAAAACACCATTGCCTTTTTTGGGGGACATGGCGATTATTCCAATTGCTGAGTAATTATTCATGATTTGTTCTCCTATCTAATTCCTGTTCACGTGCTGTCATTAAATTTAACAATATGTATTTATCTTTGCCTGCATGTGCAAAGTCCTTGATCAGGCGCCCTTGGTAGGCAACCTGTGGACTGTTGATTATTTCATTTATGTAATCCTGGTGGCTGTTGATAAAGGCCTGTATGTCATTGTCACTAGTGTCTTGGTGGGCCATGAGGTCATTCCATTCGCTAAGTATGTGCAATTCTTTTGCATGGCTATTAGATTGCTTAGGTTGCTGGTGCTGACGAGCATACCGGCAAACTTTATTTAGCTTGCAATTGAATTGCCTTGGTGTCTGATTGAAGTTCATCATCGTTTGCCGTTTCCCTACTCTTAAAATGGAGCCACACCAAGTCCTAGTGTTGGCATTCTTAAATAGCTCTGGTAGCCGTTCTAAGGCCTCTAGTGTCTCAGCTTGGTTACTTGCCTGTGGCTCCATTCCTGCCAGCATCTGTGCTTTTTCAAGCTCTCGGGAATTTAATTTGGCTTCCTTTCGAACAATATCTTTTCTGGCGTACTTAATGCGCCACTTAAGTGATGGTAGGTCACGCTGCACAGCAAGGCGGACGTCCTTGTCTGACCATGAATGCAAGCGATGAAACATTAACTCAAGCAATAATTCTTGGCTGGCATCCCGACGGCTCATGCGCAATTCGTAGGCTAATTTATTGCAATGGCTTAGGAAGGCTGGCAGGCTAACCAATTGCTTAATTGTATTTTCACTGAGCACTACTTTTCGCCACCTTTGTCGCCACCTTTGCTTGTCCAAAGGCCAATGGTTGCTGTCACTATGCCCATAATTAGCCCAATTCCAAGCAATGTCAGCCAGTAATTTAAAATGGCTGTCCAGGACAATTGTGTGATCCCTGCTACGTTTGATATTGTTAGGAACCAACCAGCTGAGGTAAGGATGCTAAAGACGTCAATGGTAATTTCTTTGTTTTTCATGTACTTTACTTTCTTTCTTGTTTAGTGATATGATAATATTGGAAATTTATAACCATTTTTCATTTGGCGAAAATAAAATGGTAAGGCTTGTTAAGGTGCAATGTGTGATTTGCTGATCCTGCTACTGACGTGTTGCTAAGATGGTTTAGCTCAGCGGCCTCCTTGATGCTGTTGTACACCATATAGGAACCATCATCATTTAACTTTTTAATTGGCCGCCCATTAGCTCTCTTCATTAGTTGCCGTCTGTGATCCTTCACTAAATTTTCCCGATGACTAACCCATCTTAAGTTGGAAAGATCATTATTAAGCCGATTATTATCGATGTGGTCAACATCAGATAGGTGCTCAGGGTTGCTAATCCATGCTAACGCCAGCAGACGTGACAAAGTAACAGTGGTATGTTTATTTAAACCATCCTTTGTCACACTGAGGACCACATAACCACAACTATTAATGTATAACTTGATAGGTCGCTTGTACCGGTTTCCAACAACAATTCCCTTTCGACTGACCTTATAACGTGAATATGGTGCTGGGCACCTTTTAAATTCCTCCTCATCATGTGCTTTAACGCGTGCGGCGATGTGGATTTTTATAGTCGCTTTAATAAGATGTTCTAGGTTGAGGTTGGTTTGCATATAGTTAATTGTATTTTCCATTGATTTTTCTCTCCTGTTGTTTTTCTTCTATAATTCTATTATATCACATTCACTAATATTTCTTGTTGGTTTTGCATTACTCGATTAATTATGTCTGTTAAAAGTCACCCCTATTTATTCCTTTTCAACTATAATGTAGTGTTTGCCTACTTTGTAAGCGCCTTACAAACCCTTTTTAATATTCCTTAACATTTTCTTAACATTTGAGCCCATCATGACAGCTTTCCTAAATTTGCCAATAAAAAAGAGGCCTCACATGAGACCCCCTGCAATTCTATTTAAAACTACTCAATCGTGACATCCTTGACTTTACCATCTGGCGTAGGAGTTATTGTGGTTGATACATCCGATTCCTTAACAGCATTTAGGCTAGCATTTTGAAGCATTATACGCGTTTTTACGTCAGCGCTTAAGTTTAATTCTTCTAAATTGACTGTTATTGGCAGTTTGCCATGGTATGCTTCTCGAATCTTTTCCACAATCTTTTTAGATTGATCATAAATTGACAT